CTCCAGCAGAACCATCAAGGCCACTAGACGAAATCATTCCTGCGATCAATGCGGGAAGACAATCTTTCAAGGCTGTCCGGCTGAATACGGCTCCGGCAAATACGATGGCAACATCTACAGCGTCTACTCGCATGTGGAATGCCATGCCGCAGCCGTCGAGTACGCCAAAATCAACGGCTTGTATGGCGAAGATTGGCCGTGGTTCCAGCACATGGAGGACAGCGAACACGGACATCATGCGTGGCTCCTCGAAAAGCATCCGATTGTCGCCGATCGGCTGAATATCAAGTGCGAGGCGGTGGCAGCATGACCCTCTCCCCCTATCCCGTCTCCCGCCGTCTCCCGGCTCATATCTGCTCCAATGAGGTGACGGGATGAACAACGAAACCAGAAAGCTCGGCTCCACGCCGCCGCATATCGAAGTGCCAGAAGACATTTTCCAGACTGCCTGCGGCATCGTCATGAATGCCAAGTCGCTCAAAAGCGTGTCCCGTCACACGGATGTTGTGGATGCGATTGCATTGGCGCTCGCTGCCGAGCGAGGTGCATGGAAACCAGTTCCAGACGAATTCACGAGAGAGTTGCAGGTTGACGCAGCCATGAATAGGCAGGTTCTCGCCTACGAGAACGGCCGTTACTACAACGCGTGGGTGGAATTCGACATATCCGAAGGCGGCTGGGTGTGGATGGACGACGCCGACTGTGAGCCGAATCCATCGCACTACAGGCCGTTGCCTAGCGAGCCTCAATCGCATTCCCCCTCCGATATCGAACTCGAACACAAGGCGCGGGAGGCACAATGCCCCTGACAGACAAACAATGGTCCGATGCTGGCGGCGCTGCGTTCCCGTGCGATGGAGGTGTAGATAGCAACCTCTATCCAGACCCAGGCATGACGCTGCGAGACTATTTCGCGGCTAAGGCTGTAACCGGCATCATGGCCGGGCTCATGGCCCCGTCTAATGACGGACATTGGCACGGTTGGAAGCCAGCAGCCATAGCCTCTGAGGCATACTTGATCGCTGACGCTATGCTCGAAGCTAGGGAGGCGTGAATGAACTGGTTTGCCGAGCAGCGTCTCGCGTGGATCAAGGAAAGCCTTGAGATTTTCGGCCATGTCGGGCGCGGACACATCATCAAGAAATTCGGCATCAGCCATCAGCAGGCATCCACCGATTTGCGCGAAGCGCAAAGCCGCTGGCCCGATCTCATGGACTACGACAGGTCTGGCAAGCGCTATGTGATGCGCATAAAGGAGGCGGCATAAATGGCCGAAGCTATCCGCATTTACCTCCCATGGCTGCTGTCCGCCATTACGATCTACATGACGGTTCTCGCTGGCAATAAGGCGAAGAACGCATGGCTGTTCGGCCTCGCCAATCAAGCACTCTGGCTGATCTGGATCGTCACGACGCATTCCTGGGGCCTCGTTCCAATGAACCTCGCTCTTTGGGTTGTCTATGCCCGCAATCACATGAAGTGGAGGTCAGCATGACCGCTTCCCAAGACATCACCCAGGCCGCGGAAGAACTCGCCAGCGCTATCCTCAAAGCCACAGGCACTGATCTCAAGCACTACACCATGCAGAAAAGCCGAGACGAGATTATCGGCGCTGCTGTGAAGGGGCTGGAGGCATGGCAGAAGTTCAAGGAAAGCGTCAATCGGGCAACCGACACTGAGATTGCAAAAGCAGAGCGCGAGAAGTGCGCCAAAATTGCCGACAGCAAATCCAGAGATGTCAGGCTTGGCAATGACCAGCGCATGATGGCTGGCATCATCGCCGCCGCCGTCCGCAAGGGAGGAGAATAGATGAAAACGCTTTATCACCTTTTCTCTTGCGTCGTCTGGGTCGTCTGCATCTGGAGAGCCGTGACTGTCATTTGGCAAGTCGACGCTCTTCTTACGATTGTCGTGGTGTTGCTCTTCGCAAAGGAATTCCTCGAAGACCTTGAGAAGGCCTTGCAAAGCGAGAGGGCCGCATAGATGCCCCGCCAATACGACACTCTCACCGGCCAATGGGAGCCATACGATCCCGACGTCAACATAACCGTCCGTCACGGCACCGAAAACGACGGCAAGGCACTCGCCACCGACATATTCGACTGGCTGTTCGAGCGCGCTCCAAAGGCAATATCTCGCAAGCCTATTCAAAGGGAAACCGTGAGGGTCGGGGAATGAGAGAGATTGTCGATGCCGTATCCAGGGCCGTCATGATCGAAGAAGGATGTGGGTGCACCATAACCGAAACAGGCGAACATGTGCTCTGCGATGATGACCGGCTGGGAGAATATCGCTCCAGAAAGTGCGAGTGCAAATCTGTCGCCCGCGCCGCCATCAAGGCAACGATAGAGCATCTGCAGTCCGAAGTCGGTCGAATGACAATCGAGGTCACAAACAAGACAGAGAACCTTCCGACAGATGTAAGGCGTATCCTCGATGCGTGCTTCAAAGAGGACGTAAAGGACATCATGAGCGGTTTCCTTTCCGCCATGCTCTCCCAAGCCATCAAAGACATGGAGAGCTGACCGATGTGGACCCTCGACCTCACTTCCATCCCCCGCGATACGTTCATCTGGGTAGCCACCCACAAGGGCGAAGTAGTCCGCACTCGGTTCGTCGCCAAGTCCAAGACCGTCAAGGAACCGTTCTGGCAGGGCGTCGGGCCGGAGACATGCATTCTCGCGTGGCAGCCATTCATCCGGCCGGCTCATCCCTTTGCCGACGCTGGCGAGGCCAGAGCCGACATAGGCGCCATCCTGGCCGCAGAGCACCTGCCGATCATCAACGACGTTGGGGGAATGTAAACCATGAGCGAATGGGTAAAATCGGCCAAGGTCGGCGATAAGGTAGTCTGCATCAGCCGACTGGGCGCGATAACTAACAGAATATTCGCCGAGGCGATGGTCGACCCACCATCCGAGGGCTCCGTCTACACAATCGCGGAAATAGGCCATATGGAAGGAGAGCCTGTCGCGTTCGTTCGTCTGGTAGAATTTCCCCTCGTAAATCACCCGCGATATCGCCCAGGGCAGCCTAGATTTGGGGCAAACCATTTCCGACCAGTATCGCCGCGGAAGACAGACATTTCCGTCTTCACTGATCTCCTCAACACGGATCCGGTCGAAGTGCTTGAGGAAGCATGACATGATCATTTTCCTTTGGCTTGCCATTGCTTCAATCGTCATCTCGGCTTTCGTCTGGTGGCTATTCCTACGCAATGCATCATTCAACGAATACGCCAATGGCGCTGAGATCGATGAATCTGAACTCGCAGAAGCCATTCAAGGCGACATGCTGGAGTTCATCCGCGAACAGAATGGGGTGGCGAAGTGAGCAGGGCATCAAACCTTCATATCGTCCCCGGCGCCTTGATGACGAAGTCTGCTTTCGAGCTATTCCAGCTTGGCTTCGACACGGCTGACATCGCCTTCGCAAAGGCTTTGCCGGAGTCAACGATTTACAACTGGATCAGCCAGGAGCGCGAAAGGCGAAACCGTGCAGAGGTTATCGCGGTGCGACATGGCATGAAATGAATTTGGCGTGGCAGCCGGTGCTTCCCGGCGTGGCTGCCTGCCAGTGAATACATACCGCCGATCCAATGCGCGCGGGCCAAAGGGTAGGAATAGACTGGGGATACTCGGCTCTTCCTACCCGGATAGGCCAGACAGGCAAACGATCGGAAATGAAGGGCAGCGTAAGTCTCCTTTCGAAATGCCGTCCTGACGAGGATTAATCTCGCACAGGAGCTTTGAATTCGATGACAAGATCAATGTCACGCATGACAAAAATGAAAAAGGGAAACGAGGAAATGGACGCTACTGCAATGGTTATGGAGGCAAGGCGTATGAACCGCGAACTGCTTTCAAGTGAATACAGAGGCCCAGGAGATACGCTTGAGGCGGCGGCATACAGGCTGCAAATCAAGCGCGGCGTTCCGGTGGCAACTACACTTCGACTGTGGAACAGGGACGTGACGGACATGCTCGTTTCGAGCTTTGCTCCCGTGCTGAACGCCTATCTCGCGTTCAAGGATAAAGCTGACGCCGCCGCCGACCGCATGGAGCAAGCATATGAAGAAGAACGCAATCGTAAGGCTGATACGCGCCTTCGTCGGCTGGCTGATGCTGTTGCCGGCAGGGAAGAAAAAACAGGATAACGAGGACAAAGATAAGCACGAAGTTCCCTAGGCGACACTTCCTCCCAGTCGCCCACCTAACTCCCCAGCCCTAACAGAGTTGGGGAGTCTTTCCCACCAAAGAGCAGAAGCTACGCACTCCACGATGACAAGCGTCGAACTGCAGAGGTTCCGAAAGGTTCCAGAGAAAATGACCAAGGTCATGACCAGCTACGAACAATTTCTAGAACGAAAGCGCATGATCGATCCGGCCACCGGAATAGCTGGCGTGATTGAACTACCGGACTATTTCATGCCGCATCAGCGCGACATCACCGCATGGGCTCTCCGCCGTGGCCGTGCCGCGATCTTCGCCGGGACCGGGCTGGGAAAGACGCTCATGGAACTCGTATGGGCGAAAGAGGTGTCAAGGGAAACGCGTCGTCCAGTGCTTGTTTTGGCGCCGCTGGCCGTCAGCATGCAGCATGGTCGGGAGGCATCCAAGTTCGGCCTTTCCGCTTCGGTAATAACCTATAAGGCCACTGACGCGATAAACATCACCAACTATCAGAAGATCGACCATTTCGACCTTGAAGAATTCGGTGGGGTGGCGCTGGATGAAAGTTCAATCCTCAAGAGCACGGATGGCAAGTATCGCACAAAGCTAATCGCGGATTGCGCCAAAGTGCCGTTCCGGCTGGCAGCCACCGCAACGCCGGCTCCCAACGATTTCATGGAGCTTGGCAACCATGCTGAGTTTCTCGGCGTCATGTCCTATACTGACATGCTGGCTACGTTCTTCACACACGACGGTGGCGACACTCAGAAATGGCGCCTCAAAGGCCACGCCGAAACCGAGTTCTGGAAATGGATGGCATCGTGGGCCGTTATGCTCCGCAAGCCGTCCGATCTTGGATACGACAACGCCGGTTATGATCTCCCACCGCTGAATTATCGCTCGCACACGGTTCAAGTTGCCTATGCCCCGAGTATGGATACCGGCCTTCTTTTTCCTATAGAAGCCCGCACGCTGCAGGAGCGCATTTCTGCCCGCCGCGATAGCGTAGAAGAGCGCGTTGCCTTGGTGGCCTCGATTACGCCAACGGACAGGCCATTCGTCTGGTGGTGCAACCTGAACTCCGAGGCCGAAGGCCTGGCTAGGGCTATTCAAAACGCCGTCAATCTTTCCGGCTCGGACACTGATGATGCCAAAGAACGCAAGCTGATTGACTTCTCCGAAGGGCGCATTCGCGTCCTGATCACCAAGCCATCGATCGCCGGCTTTGGAATGAATTGGCAGCATTGCGCCGATACTGGCTTTGTCGGGCTCAATGATAGCTTTGAGCAGGTCTACCAAGCCGTGCGCCGTTTCTGGAGGTTCGGCCAGACAAAGCCAGTCAACGTGCATTTCA